ATGCATTATTTCCCAAATTGTACGGAATATCTGCAATTATTAATTGTGCTTTTGGAACTGCATATCTTTTGTAGTTCTGAAAATGATCGTTAAATAAGTTAGGTTTAAATTCTGCTTCCATATTTTTTGTTTTTAAGGGGTTTTTACACCCCAATTTTTTTAATACACATTTCTAATATAACGGCAAACTGTTTTTAAAGTTTCGCACTTTTCAATAGCGATATCAAAATGCAAATCTACCATTTCTGTAACTTCATCTACATTGTTACCTTTTAAGATTAAATTTGCTTTTACTGTTTCTTTCGTGATTTTCATAATTTCTAAGTTTTTAGTTGTTATTTCTTTAGCAAATATAAGGAACATTTTTGTTCCCTGCAACTTTTAAAGTGTTAAAGTTTCATAATATTGAAGTAATTAAATAATATCCAGTAATTGAACCAAATGCAGCCCCAAAGGAATATAGTAATTTGTTTGAGAAGTTAGATAATGATATTTTAGCCACGTTGTAGCTCCATAACATACTAATCGTGAACGACGCTAAAAAGATGCCTATAACGTAACCTTTAGCAATTAAAACGGTATTTATTGCAACAAGTCCAACCTGTAGAAATGCTGTTAAGAAGATTTTGTATTTCATATTTTAGACAACCATTGTTCATAAATTTTTGATGCAATTTGCGCTGTCATTATTGGAGGTACTGACATTCCAATTAAATAACCTGGTTTATTGTTTAAAAAATTGTAATCTTTTGGAAAACTACCACCTTTTATAATTTCACTTTTTGATAAAGTTCTTTTTTCATCGTGCAACATGTTTTTTTCTCCCCCGGTTATTGTATTCAAAACTTTATATTTTGAAATGTACTTTACTGAAAAAAACTTTTCTTTATTTTCAATTCTCATAGTAGTTTGGCTCATGCAATATTCTTTAATTAATCGTAAATCATAGTATTTAGAATATGAAGGTGGTATAGATTGCTCTCCTTTTCCATTTTTTTCAAATATTTCCCCAAATAAAATAAGCCTATCTTTAAAAACCATTTCAATTTTAGGAATTTCGGTAAACATATCCGCAAAATGCAAAAATGGTTTTGCTAAATCTTTTCGTAAACAAATAAAGAACACTCTTTCCCTTCTTTGAGGAACTCCCATTTTTGAAGCATCTAATAAAAAGTGTTGACAATAATAACCAGCTTTATCAAATTCTTCATAAATTTTACGAACATAGGCTTTAGCTTCCCCCATAAGTAAACCTTTTACATTTTCAGTAACTACAACTTTAGGTTGCAACTCTTTTGCTAAATCAATAAAATCAAAAAATAATGTATCTAAAATCTGTTCAGCTTGACCTTCACGAAATACCTTTTTTTTGCCCCAATCTTTTTCTCTATTTCCTGCCATACTAAAAGAGCTACAAGGTGGAGAACCGTCCAAAATATCAAGATTATAAAGTTCTTTTGGTAAATCTTTACGTTTGGCAAAAGTTGTAATTGATTCCAAAAAACTAAATTCAGGATTGTGATTTTCTTTATAAACTTCAATCATTTTTTTGTCAATATCATTGTGACCAATAACGTCAAAACCAGCGAGTTTATAACCCATTGTTGAACCACCACCGCACGCAAAGCAACTAAATACTTTGCCTTTGTCTTTAGTGAAAATTGTATCTTTTAAATTCCAGTTGTAGTTAAATTTGTGCATATTTATTCTATAAAAAAAAGACCCAATAAATGTGAGTCGGCACATCTAAAGAGTCTTAATAATTTCTTTAATTTGTTAACTTCCGACTTTTAACTAATGCAAAGGTAAATAATATTTTAAAACAATTTGTAATTTATATTTAAAATTTATGTTCTCTTTTCCAATTTTATTATAAGCAGCTAAAACTCCCGCGTAAAAACTACCTTGTTCGCAAAAACCATCCTTAAATAATTTTAGTTTTGTCGCTAATTTTTCACACTCTAAATGGCTTTTCCAAGCAATAGAATTTTTATCTTTGAAAGTTGATTTTCTGTAAATTGTACCTACTGTTATAATCTGGTCGCAATAATCGCAATGATCTTCTTTTCGTGCCTTAACTTCTTTGCTGCTAATTAATTCCATATTCATTTAAATAAAGGTCAATTAATACTTTTGTACTTTTTAAATCCGATTCAAACTGCCCTTTTTTCCTGCATCGCATAATCCTTTTTATAAGGTCAAATTCGTAACTATTTAGTTTTTGTTCTTCGCAAAATTTGTAAAGCGAACCATTGCTATTGTCGTAGTGTGCGGGTGTTTCCATTTTTTTAAGTTTTTAAATTAACCCGCTAAATTAATAACGGGTTTGGTTAGTTTTAGAAAGCTAAATCGTCTGCTGCATTATCTACAACTGGTTCAATAGTAGGAGCACCTTCTAGCGTTTCAATTTTCCAGCCTGATAATTGATTAAAATATTTCGCTTCTCCTTGTGGATTGATCCACTCACGACCTCGAACATTTATGAAAACTTTCACTTCGCTACCTACTTTAATTTTATCTAAATATTCGCATTTGTCTTGTGCAAATTCAATTAAAATATGTTGAGGATATTGCTCATCTGTCGTTATTACTAATTCCCTTTTTTTGAATGATTCAGTAACTTGAATATCCCCACTTACTACCTTTACTTTCCCTGTTAATTCCATAATCTTAAAATTGTTTGTTTTTATTAATTTTTTCTATGTAATCTAATTTAATTTCAATCGCTTCAATCAAACGCTCTTTAATTTTATGAATCATAACTGCATCACGCTCAACTATTATTTCATGCCAATACTCTTTTCCCTCGTGTATAAGATAATTAAAGAAATAAGCTTTATCACGACCCGTGCACATCATTTGCATTTGCATTTGAGCATAATATTTTGGGTCAATTTCATTTGTAGCAACTAATTTAAAAAAGGTTGTGGGTTTAGGACATTTAATTTCTAAAATAGCATTATCACTAACTAATCCGTCTGGACTTGCGCCAGCGTGTTCTTTAAAAGTAAAGAAGCCACAAGTTTTAACTTCTAAAAATTCAAGTCCTTTCAACTCCTTAAATTTTGCAAATGCTAAAGGCTCTGTATATATTCCATTTTGCATGTCAAAAGTTACAAATCTGTCTTCCATATCTCCATATAGTGATTGTATAGCTTTTTCAATTGCGTAACTTTTGCCAGTTTCTCCGAGACCTCGAAAGCCTAATAATTTGTGAATTTCTGAAGCCGTAAAGCGTCCGTGTCTTTGTGCGTGCCATTCTTGACTACGTTGTTCTATATTCTGCATATTTTTTTTCTATTTCTTTAGTTATTAAATATTTAGTTTTAATTTGCTCTACTGTTGCATTTGCGGCTTTAGCGGCTTCAAAATTAACTTCTGTAAAACTAGGCAGTACCTTATTAATTATTGGCTGTAACGGCTTAATTCTAACGCCATCCGTAATTGCGCCCATCATTTTGACATTTCGGTCAACATAAAGCTCAATTAACATACCTTTCCAATTCTCTATGACGTGACATTCTTTGCCTATTAATCCGTTTTTCTTGGCAAATCCTGCTAATATCTTGTTATTAGTTGAGTTTAATTTTAAAGGCTTAACTGCTTCTATAAAGTAGCAAAATATGCCATCCATTTTAGTACCCGAAACATCTATATTTGTCTCATACTTAACCTCTTTAATAGTAAAGAATAACTTTAAATTATCCGTTTCCATTGCGTCCAAATCTGCACTTGCTAAATGGGTGCTTTTTCGGTATTTTCTCCAATCTGTTTGTGTTGTTTTCATAATTTCTATTTATTTAGATATGCAAATATAAACTTTTAATTTGAATTATCAAAATTCATTTTGCTTTGAATTATAACTGTTTTATCTTTTCCATACTTATTAACAGTGGCGTGAACAAATTGAATTTGCATCCCTAAAGCTTCCGAAATTGCACGTGAGGAATTTTCTTTATGGCTTATGAAATACTCAATAATTTGTATTCTTTTCTTTGAGTTGGCTATGCTGGGGAACATCATCGTAATATCTTATTAGCTATTCCAATTACAGAAACCCTATCTTTTGCAAGTGCTTTTAAAACAAAATCTAATTCATCATAATCTACAAATGCAGACTTTGCAAGCGTGTGAAAAAATCTATCCATTGACCTGTATACATCCGTAACTATTTCGTCTTTAATTGCGTCTACTTTTTCAAATTCTTTTCGTTCCGCATTTATCAATTCTAATATTACGGGTCTTAATTTTTCCTTTAATTTTCCTTTATACATTTTAGGAATTTTTGCAAGCATTTCATTTTGATGCAGGGCATGTTGGTTTGCCATAATACTTTTTGCAAAAAGAGTGTCTAAAATCATTGTTTTAATTTCTTTATCCATAATTATAATTTTTCTAATAAGTCAATTACTATTTCTATATTTTCAAATTTAATCATTAGACAAGTGTCGTTATCTGTTGAATTTCTGTATAAAATTTTAGAAATTTCTAATCTTTTATTTTTTTTAACTTTTTTTTCTGGAAATGCCGTATGTCCTAACATAATAGGTTTTCTGAAATGTTCCGTTAAAATTTCATTGGTTTTGCTTTGTGTTCTCATGGTTATTTTATTATTAGTTTAAATTCTTCCATTGCTTCTAGGCATTCCTTAAGCATTTGTTTTAGATTTTCTCTTTCTCTTTGTAACGCCTCTATTTGCGTTTTTTGAAACTCAATTAATTCTTCCATATAGTTATATTTTTTGCTAAATTATTTGTAATTCTTAAAAGTTCTTGTATCGCTTTTGTTTCGGTTTCCGCTTCAATTTCAGTTTCCAAATCTTGCCATTCGTCGTTTCTATATAAATCGTAATGTAAAATGTATCTTTTCATAATTTCTAGTTATTTGATGCTATTGCTCCTGTTTCAATTAATTTTAAAAAAGCTTCCATTGTCATATTATTTCCTGAAACTCCGCCGCATCTGTCTAAGCCTGAATTATGGTCGCTAATTCTAACGATAATATCAGTTTCATTTTCCCAAACAAACATAGAAGCGTAAAGTTTATTTTCGTTTAAAACTTGAACATCAAGTTTAACATAAATAGAACATCCATTAGTAAGGCAAACATCTACTTTTGTGTTTGTAAAACCTAATGCTAAAAAATCGTTTTTAACCTTTTCTGCGTGGTTAAAATCTTGGTTAAAATCTTGTTTTGTAAATGCTGCTTTCATAATGTGTTTTTCTAGTTGTTATTTCTTTTACAAATATACAACTTTAATTTTAAATAAATAACATTTTAAATGTTTTTTTTATTAATATTTTTGTTTTACATTTGTAGAAATAAAAATAATTATGGAGGCAAAAAAATTAAGATTAGGCAATTTTGTAAAGCTTATTTACGGAGAAAAGCCATTTAATGTGGTTACAGCAATAAATGAGGAGTATATTTCAGTTGACGAAATAACATATGATTATACAACAAGTGAAGAAATTGAACCAATAGAAATAACTAAAGATTGGCTTTTGAAGTTTGGGTTTAAACGAAGTGAAAATGATAGTTGGTTTGATAAAGATTTTATTTCAATATCAAAATCTAACAACGTGTCAATATTTTTAAAGGAATGGTTTAAATTGGATGTAAAAATTCAATACGTCCACGAGCTTCAAAACTTATATTTTGCACTAACAAAAAAAGAATTATGAATACAGTCAGGCAAATAATTGAGTTATCGGGTAAAAATCAAAAAGAAGTATGTGAGATTATGAAAATCAAACAATCTACCTTATCCGCACAAATGAATAAAGAAACTATTGGATCAATTGAAAATAGTATAGCAATTGCGAAGGAGTTAAACATTAAGAGTTTTAAAACTTTTAAAAATGGTTATAAAATAACAATTAAATTAATATAATATGAAAATCACAAAAGAACAAGCTGTAATAATGCTTAAAAAAATGCCAGAAATGGCTAATGAAATTTATTTAGATTATCCTGAATTAAAACCCTTAAAGGTTGCGGATAGTTGGGAGCAATTAGGTAAAATAGATGGTTACTATATTGAAGAAGTCTCTTGTATTTCAAAAACTTCATTTTCGATAATCACAAATTTCATAAACAAAAACATTTTCAAAACAGAAAAACAAGCCGCATCCGTATTAGCTTACGCTCAATTAACGCAATTAATGGCAGATTGCGGAGATTGTGAGATTGACTGGAGAAATAGTGAATCAAAGTACTGCGTTATTCGAAGTATGAACGATTTAAAAACTTCAATTGTTTACTATAATTTTAACCTCCTAACATTTAACACTCCCGAAATCGCTAAAGAATTTATGGAAAAACACGAGGGATTAATTAAACAATTTTATCAATTATGAAAAAAAAAATAGCAATTCTGCTTTTAGCCGCTATCTCTTGCAGTTGTGGGGCTTCTAAAAAGATAAAAGAAATCGATAAAACTAAAGAAACTGAAACTGTTAAAGAAGTTTTTAAAGATACTTCTAAAATTGAAATCACAAATAAGATTGAAGTTTCACGTTTTGTAAATATTTACGGATTTGAACCCTTTGATAATTCAAAACCTTATTTTGTAAATGGTAAAAAGTATGAAAACGTTAGAATTATAAATAAGCAGGAAAACACTAATTATAAACAAGATTTGAAGACGTTGGAGCAAAGATATATTAACAATGCAAAAGTATTAACAAAACAAATTGAAGCCCTTAAAACGATTAAAACAAAGGAAACTAAAGAGCCTTATTTTTTCTACTTTATAATAGTTTTACTGGCAACATTTTTGTACATTCGCTACTCATAATTTCTGAATATGTGAAGCAGTATATTACATAACGGTTTGCAGCTATATTTAGTTGCGGATTTAGAATTACTAAACTTTAAATAAACACATAATTATGTTAGAAAACGAAAACTTGAATGAACCAGAGAAACCGCAATTGAATATAGGTGCTGTTATAAGTAGTTGCGATTGTTTAGTAGGATTTATTAGCGGAGAAAAAGTAAACAAATCAACTATTGATTATGAAGTTACAAGCATTTTCAATATGATGCCAAAATATCAAAAATATGGTATGCTTAAAGGAAAGCCATTAACAAAAAAAGAAATAGTTGATAATAGGCGTGGATACCTATCAAGATTTGTTTACTGCCCTTATTGTGGTGAAAAAGTCAATTGGAAGCAGGTTCTTAGCAATTGCTTATAACGTCCCCTCGCTTTGTGTCTGTTACGGAAATAGCGAACCGAGAATTTTCAACAAATAATAAACGCCTACGGGCAAAACAAATATCAATTAACCACAATTGCCGTAATAGCTCAAAACGAGTGTTATGGGTTGTTTTTATCACATATTATGAAAATTAGAAATCATAGAAAGTACGAATGGTGGTTTAGACCATCTAAAAATTCAAAATTAGAAAAGCATTTGTATCGCTTTAAATATAAAGCAGATTTAATGAAATTTCTAAATAAAAAATTTGCAGAATCAGTAAATGGTACAGTTTCTTTAGACCATAAATCATTTAATTGTAGTAATACAAAAAGAGAGTGGTTTGTTTGGTACAATGATTATTCTGTAAAAGGCACACCTTTAAAAATCGTTTTAAAACAAATGGATTTTAGAGGTAAAAAATTTATTTCTAAAAATAATTCAATTAGCAAAGTTGATAAGAAATATTTTGCATTTTCTGAAAAAGTAAGTTCTCTAATGTGTAATATCTATGAAGATGATGAAAAGACTATTCTTCCGAGCAAAGCACAAAGACTAATTAAATTGTTTGTTAAAAGAGGGTTTAAAGATTTTGAACCTAATGATGAGGATTTAAAATATATTGAAGGTCATATTTTAGATGGCGTTCAGTTTAGTTATTGGAGCGATAGATGTGGTTTTTCAAGATGTAAAGTTGTTTTGGAGTTTTTTAAACGTGAACGTCTTTTAAAATAACCCATAACTAATAAATACACGCTACTAATAAAAAAACCCGTTACGATTTGTAACGGGTTTATTTAATTTTACCACCTAGCTCTAGTGCCTCTAATATCGTAATGTACAAATCCTTTATAAATTCCTATTCCGCCTTGTTTCATTTTACCATCCGCAATAAGTTTTTCAATTACTGCAGCTAGGCTTTTAGGCGTGTAATTTACTGCATTTATATCAGCCGCTTTAGCTGTCAAATGCTGGCTGTTTTTAGCTCCTTTTGGTTTTATTTTATTGTTATGGCTTTCTGTTCTATAACCGCTGCCCGTAACACTTACTACTTCTTTAATGTAATCTCGTAATACTTGTAAATTTACCGCTAATTCAATTAAATTATTAATAAATTCTTTAGGCACAATAGTGCCATCTTTACAGTCAAATTCCTGTCTATTAAAATTTTTTGTTAGTCTCATTTTATCTTATTATTTTCGCATTTACTGCATTGATCAATGTACTCTTTTAGTATGATTTTTAGCTCGGTCATTTCTTTTCGCATCTCTTCAAACTTGTCATTTGTTTGTTCTGCAAATTTGCCATATAATTCTTGAATTGAACGGACAGCATCCGCATCGTCTTTTTTGTTGCTTATTTCTTTCGCTTTTTTCCCACCAAAATAAGCAATAACGCTGCCACCTAATGCCGCTATAACCTCCCAGTTTTCTTTTAAAAAATTTATCATTAAAAATTTAGATTATTTGCATTTATAAATATTTCATCCAATTCTAATTCTGTTTTTTCAAAAGCCGCACCAACCAACGAAATAAGTGGACTATCTCTATCAAATGTTGTTGCTCTTAAAAAACTAACTCTAGCCATTATATTATTGGGTGCTTCTAAAGTTTCAATTACTTGCAAAATAGCGTCCTGAGTTATTCCCTCTAATTCTAATTGCGTTAAAAATTGAATTGCAGTAACAGTTGAAGCATTTGCCAAAGTTTCCGTATAAATTTCTTCTTCTGTTTTATCAATTACTTGATAGGTTAAAACTTCATTTTCAACGTCAAAAACCATTGCACCTAATTTTTGTAAGTTGGTTACACTTGGATTTACAACATCTTTAAAACCTTCTTCTATTGCGTTATAAGGCATCTTATTATTCCAACTTTTAGGTAAAGTTTGGAATATTTGCCACTCGTTATTAATTTTAATTGCTTTCATTAGTATATGCTGTATCTTGAGTTAATGTTATTTTCTTTTGCGGCTGTTTCGTTTGTATTATCAAATATTACCAATTCTTGAAAACTCCACATTCCAAGGGTAGAAGGATTTGTAAACCTATAACCTAAGGATAATGAATTACTCACGAAATTAAAGATAATGTTAGCCGCTATTAAACTTTGATTTTGAGTTTGTGAATAGACATCTCCAAGGGTGCTGTATGTAAAAGTAGACCCGTTTATTTTTTGATTAGAAAGTGTAGCATTTGAATTTACATTTGTGTTGCTCCCATTTATTTGGCTGTTATAAATGTAAGAAGCCCCATTATTTAAAGTACCAATCATTATACCTTGATTAAAAGCATTTCCCATTCTTCCTAGATAAAATAAACCTTTTGCAGTTGCGCCATTTGGTGCATAACTCGAAATATAACCTCCTCCGACTGTATTTCTTAAAATCACTGGTTTTCCGTTTAGTAAATTTAAAACTCCTGCATTTACCAAGAAACCTTGCCTTGTTGTGGTTACTTGCGTAAAATTATTACTTCCTACTTGGTCGTAAATTGTGGTTACAAATCCATCATTAGCTCCTACAAAAGTTAATAAAGCACCGTTTGTAATTTCTATGGCTCTAAAATCTTGTTCTACATTATCGGAGCTTCTACGGACTCTTACCACAAAAACCGTTGTTTCTTTTAAATTCTGCAAAGACCATCCAACCGCTGCACCAGAAAAAGTGTCCAAAAACAATTTCCTACCACTAAACGCCACCATTTTATTTCCGAAGCTTCCCATTATCTTACTAGATTATTTGATTGAAAAATAGAACCCCTTAACAATCTTATGGATACGTTATTGAACCTAAAGGGTTCATTAAAATCTATTGCGTCCGTAAAATCCGCTGGATTTACAGAAACCCAAGTAATTGTGTGTGCAGGGTCGGAACTTGTAATCTCTAATTCCTGTACTTTTTGCCCCTCGTAATCTGCAAAATTTAATTGTGTTATTGTAATATTTCCAGTTAAATTTAGTTTGTGTTTTACTCCTAAATTCCAATTAATACTAACCGCTCCCGTTACGTCTCCAAGGTTAACGATGCTTTGGTATGGTATTGGTAAAATTATGTCATCCAACATTGCAAACGTTCCACTTTTATCTGGAAAAATATACTTTCTACTTGCGGTTAAAAGTAAGGTAGATAATCTAGTCATAAAACCTCCTGAACTTCTAAAAACGGTTTGACCATTTTCGTCTGCTTGTGTTTCTTGACCGAAAAGGTTTACATCGTCATAAATATTACCAAAGCCTGCACCCTGTCCAAAAGCATTTTGAAAGTCTCCTGTGTTGTTTTTTCCTGCCTGTTGTCCGAATGCATTTTGACCTTGTTTTGTATTATTTTGTCCTGCATCCACACCAAAAGCATTTTGATGGTTTCCTGTGTTGCCAATACCTGCACCCTGTCCAAAAGCATTTTGAAAGTCTCCTGTGTTGCCAATACCTGCACCTACACCTAAAGCATTTTGATTATCTCCTGTGTTGTTAACACCTGCACCTACACCTAAAGCATTTTGATTATCTCCTATGTTGCCTGCTCCTGCCTCGCCTCCAAACTGATTAACATTTACACCTGTCTGTCCGTTTCCTGCTCCTTCTCCCGCTTGAAATATACCATCAACTAAATTCTTATTTGCTCCTGCTGTGGCTTGTTGCAGGGTTGCTACACCTACATCGTCAGTCATTGCATAAGTACCCGACTTATTAGGCTTAACTTGTTCATACGTTGCTGTTTCCGTTGGTTCTGCATTACTTACGTTAATCGTACTTTCAAAACCCCCGTCTGTTTTTACACTTTGAATTTTATCAGATAAAACAGTAATGCTATTGTTTGTATCGGTATTTATTGCTTTAAAACTTTTATTAGAAAATACAGCCTGATTAAATACGTCGTCAGGAACTAATCCGTCAGATACAATTATCATTTCTTTATCCGTAATATTTCCGCTATTAGTAACAGTTTGTAAGTTTGCATTATCGGGATCAATTACATTAACTACTTGCGCAATTTCGTTAATCTTGTCTTTTATACCATTGGTTTCATCAGCACTTAATTTATTTACCAAACTTGGTAAGTTTGGAAGTATTACAGCTTCTTTGTCTCCTTGCGCATTTGCGTCGTTAAATTCGTATGGATCAATCATAATCGAGAAATTTTATAAGAAAAGTATCCGCCCCAATTAGGCACGTCTTGACAATTATTTTCGTTAATTAATACTAAAGCTGTTTTATAATGTATTGAAATTGTATTTTCAATATCTATAAGAGTGATGCTTTTCTGTCCGTTAGTCGGGTTTATTGCGCCCGTTCTGTCGATTATTTTAGCTCCGAAGTTAGTGCTTACTAAAGGGTCTTTTATCTCTTGGTATGCGCATAATAAAGCTGTAAATTTTTGAAATCCTATAAATGTAGAACTTGCACCGCCTACGATAGCACCCTCTATTATCTGCGTAGCCGCTTGAAATCCAAACATTTTAATTAAAACGTGGTTTTTCACGTAGTCAAATAATTGCTGCCTTTTATCGTCCGTTATGGAGGTAGAAACAGGGTAAAATTCTTTAAGCTCCTGTATTGTTGGGATTGTTAATGGTATCATTTTTTTCTTTTGTTATTTGAAAGCCTATTTTTTTTAATCCGTCTAAAATATTAACGGCTTCTTTTTGGCACGTTTTTGCCCATTCATTAGTAGCCACCGTAATAGCTTCTCCACTATTTCCAAATATTCCTTCGCTTTGTTTTACCAAAATCAAAGGAAAACCATAACAAGCCATTGCTATCTTTTCGCTTGCTTTTGCATCCGCATTATTCAACAAGTCTACTTCAAAATCATTTGAAATTGAAACTTTAGAAAGTAATTTAGAAACGTCATCAATATCTCCGCTATATTCAATTAGTAAATTTTGACCTGCTTCATCAACTCCTTTTGTGGAGCTAATCGCTTCTTTTACACTTTCTAAAACTGCTATTTCTGTTTCTGTTGCGGAACTTGATTTTTTAACTATAAAAATATTGTTTCCAAACATCGCATTATCACAAGCCTTATCGATGTAAGTAGATGCATCTGCTTCTGTACGCATCCACTTTAAAACGCTATACATTGGAGTTACTCTATAAGGTAATGAGCTGTCGTTATACATATAGATTTGACCCGCAAACTTACTAAAACCTTGCTTTTCAAATTGCGACCTTACTACTGTTTTTGAGCTGTTGAAAGTTGGATATTCTTTGTTCGAAATGATGTTAATAAAAGTCGATGCATTATCGTTGTCATCAAAATCTTTAACTAGAAATTTTTTAGGGTTTAAATAATCCCATTGTATAGCTTCAGCATCCACATTATAAGATACTAATATCATATAATATCCGTAACGTATGTAATCGCTTTCTATTTTTTTCCAAAGTTCCTGATACTTCTGCATTAGATTAGCAGGTACGGCGTACTCGTGGAATTTTAAAAGCGACATTGTTGCCGTTGGACTATTTAAATACGCTTCGTCAAGGTTGGAAAAAAATAAGCCGCCGTCTAATTGGACATATCCCTTAGTATCGACGGCTTTTCTTTTCTTTTTGCCTTTGACTTTAAAAAAGTCTGTAAACATAATTTTTATTTTTTAAATTTTCCGTTTTTTTGTCTTTTCTGAACATTGTCAAGATTAACAATTTCAGCAGGCTTTAAACTTTCTAACAATTCAGAAATTGCATCTTTATCAAATATTGTAAACACGTGAGGACTAGCCTTGTATATTGCTTTTGCAATTTCTATTTTTTGGCGTGTGCTATCCGCTGTATCGTTTTGATCAATAGCATATAATACGCCTTTTTGACCGTCTTTAAGATAATTAATACCACCACCGTGTAATTGGTATGCTTTCATTTTTCTTTGTGTTTTATAAAGCTCGTAGGCTTTAGTTAGTTTCTGTTCCGCATTTCCGCCACAACCTAAACAACCCGCGTGGTTAGATATAAAACGCCTTACCTCTACAGGCAAGGCGTTAAATTCTTCCCTAGTCATTAAATTACGACCGTGCTAAAACGGTTGTTAAATAACGTTTCTGTTGCTGGTAGTCCAGTATCTAATAAAAAGTTATATCCGTTTGGATTTCCCTCTGCTCCACCGTTAAGACTTCTTAATGTTCCTGTAACACGTCCACCTACTTCGTCACTAGTTGGTTCAACTACAAATTGTAAGCCATTTTTAGAGCCTAAAACTTGATAAGTATCTAATTCGTCAGATACTCCAGAAAGTGCATAAACAAATACATATTTTTCAGTAGCTAAAGACATAAGCGTTTCTTTTCCTGCATCGCTTTCACTGTTTGCAATAATTAAACTGCTTGCAACTTGTACATAAGTGTCTTTTTTAACATCACTAGAAACAACCTCGTAATTAGGTTTTACCGCGTTTTTCTCCCATTCTATTAGTATAGGATAGTAATCACTACCTGCAACAGGATAAGCATTTGTAGTCGGGTCAATTACTGTAATATCGTCATAAGTAAATTTCTTACCTGTCGCTTTTACAGCTTTAAACGCTTTTAAATTTATTAAAAGCCCCCCTGAGAGGGCGTTTAAATCTGATGAGTCGCACGCTTTTAATACGTCCGCTGGTTTATAACATAAAGCCATATTTATTTTTTTTAAAAATTAGTAGCCTAATACGTAGAAGTCCGCTGGAAAAGGGTCTACAATTGCAGTTGTTAAACTGTAAGAAGCTAAATACTTACCGTTTACGGCTGTAAATTCCTCTTCAAATGAACCTGCTTGAGTGTAGTTTACGATAGGCAAACCTAAAGACATAACTACTCTATTCGGCAAATTCCAAGCATCTCCAACAAGTGCTAAATCACGAATAGCGGCGCTTAATTCAGTGTACTTAACTATCGTTAAATCTCCGTATAAAATTACAGGAACTTCAACACCCCCCGCAACTTGCGAAGCTAAAGAGCCTACACAACATAAGTCGAAGTCTTTTAAACGCATAGAGCGAATAAGAGCGTCATACATTTCAGCTGTAATTTGTACGAATTTTAAAGTATCCACAACCGCCCTCATTGTATCTGATTGTAATAAACGCATCTCTTCAATAACGTCTAAAACCTCATCCCCTGTCCATGTAGTTTGCAAAGTTTTTGTTAACTCAGCATTTTTGTCAATTGTGTAACGTGGAGCTGCAGGAGAAAGGGCGACGATTTTAGTCCAGATTCCATCCGCTTTAATGTAGTTTGGCAACAATGCTGCATTTGCTAAATTAGCAGCTACATAATCTTTCGACCCTAACCAATTAATTTTACGTGTTGAATTTAAAATTTTAGTAATAAATCCAGTTTCGTAACGAGAAGACAAAGCCGCTGTTGGTTCTGGTTTTGATACGTTAATTCCAAAAACTTTCTTTTCGTTGGAAGTCAATTCATTTAAACATAAATCACAACCCGCCATGAAATTATACTGGTTTGATTCTAATACAGCTGGTAAGTCGCAAGATTCCGTAATCTCACATCCTGCCATTGCTACTGCATCCGTAATCGCTTCGGGAGCTAAAAATATGCTATCTTCATCTACTTGTAAAGTAGTATTATACTTTAAAGATGAAATTGATAAAGCCTCTTCAATTGAGCTTAATTCAAAAACTCCTTCTACAATTCTGCCTGCAGGAATACATACTTGGTTTAATGTTGCCATATTATCCTATGATTTTAAATTGTGGTTTTGTTTTATCAGCAGCAGCAGCTGGAGCTTGTAAAGGTTCGTGTTTCAAAGAAACTTTTAAAGCTTTCATTTCAGCTTGTAAAGCAACGATTAAACCGTTTGCCTTTACGTTTGCCTCTACAACCGCCTCTAATACTGCAAGTACTTCTGCATTTGCTTCAACTGGCTCGTCTGGAGCGTCTGGCGTAGTAAGTTCATAAGCTGTTACTATACCACCTAAAACAGTCATAGTAATTGTGTTTTCTCCGTCTGCTACTGTATAAGTACCATCTGGAGCATTTACAGAAACACCTTCTGCAATCTCTACTACATCCGAAATGTCGGGAAAAGTAATTGATAAACCATTGGTATCATCTACCATTAATTCTGCTTTCACTTCTACGCCTAATTTCGCTAACATAGTCGCTAAAATTGGATTTTTGATTTTCATTTTTAAATTATGTTTGGTTAATAATTCCTAAAGTTTGTAAATTTGCGCGGTTCATTGGTAACTCACTATTTTCAAGTAGCGAAAAAATGTCTTCGCTAATATCACAACTAGCTTTAAATAGGCTGCTCGTGAAATCTTGGTATGCTGAAATATCAGTTAGTAAACCTGTAAGACTGTGTTTGGTTGCAATAAATCCATTTTCCAAAAATACACGTGGAGTATGATAATGAACCGTTGCCGTCTCTTCCATTTCTCGGTGGTCTCCTAAAAGAAAAAAGAAAAAACCCGCACTTTCTGCATAGGTAGGAACGTAAGTTACAACGTGTACACCCATTTCTTTAAGTGCATAAACTTTTGCAGTCATTCGTTTTAGACATTCAAGTTCGCCACCATGTGAAGTAATGTTGAAAAGAGCAACATCGCCACTTTTCAAGACTAAAATATCCTTATTAAATTTATTTTCCATTGCGGCTTCAAAAGCCCCTACTATAAATATTTCTACCATTTTGTGCAAATATCATTTTTATCTTTCGCAAATACTTTTGTAGCAATTGGACAGGCGCACCTATCGCACGCATAACCTTGTACATCTTTTATTTCAGCATTAACAATGGCAGCGTAAAATTTTTTACTTTTCTCTGGACATTGCGCACAAATATTTGAACGTCTTAATGATTCAGTTGTATGTTTGCCAGTTATGCTACTCGCCAAAGCATTGATAAAATCTATCATAAAGCAAATATATATAATTTTTTCTAATTATAAGTTTTATCTATAGTTTTTTTACTATTCACTCGAAACTTTTATAGCTACTTGGTTCTGAACTTCTAAAAAGCTTTCTAAAACCAAAACAGGTGGCGTTACTATTGTTCTATTTTCTACTGGTGATTGGCTTACTGTTGCTATTGTTGAGGTTTGTGAATTATTTACAAACGACCCTGCACCCGTTGTGGTAACTGGAGCAGAACCGCCGCCCTCAATTGAACTACTGCTTTTATTAGTTTTCAAAATGTTCTTAACGGCTGAAAATCCTGTTGCCGTTGCGAGTGTAATTCCTACAATTCTCTCCGCTAATGTTGGAGCTTTAAGAGCCGCCGTGATTCCTAAATAAGTATTGACCAAAGCGGACGCAACGGATAACGCTTTACTTTCTCCAAATAGACTTTGTAGTGCAGAAATTCCATCCTGCACCATTTTAACATTTGACTGGTTTTTTTGAGCTAATAAAATTTTATCATTCTTTACCGTTTCGCTGTTAAATTTCTTTTCCGCTAAAGCCTTTTTATTCCTATAAACATCCTCACTAATTTCTTGCGAAGCCAAAGAAGCTTCTAACATTTCTAAATCTCGTGCATAATTTGCGGCTAAAAGTTCGGTTTTAATTTCCTGCTCGGTTGCGTCTCTATCCGTAATATCTTGCAGTTTAATTTGAAACGCAATGTCTTCAAGTGCTTTATCATTTGCGGCTTTTACTTGAAGCCTTACTTTTTCTCCCTCATCAAATACTGAGTTTGCAATTGCGATGCTTTCATTTTTCCCTGCATTTATTTTTAAAACTTCATCGGAATATGCTCGCTCGCTTAATAATTGTTTATCTAACAAAAGTACTTGCGCATTTGCCAAATCATTTGCACTTTGCACAAGCCCGTCTAATTGCTCTTTGTTAATCTTTTTATTTTCTGCAAATGCTTTCTTTTGGGCTTGTAATTCCTTTTCGATTTGCTCTTCTGCAATTGACAAAATTTGACTAGACAAATCTTGTCTAATCTGTAATTGCGCTTTAGTTCGGTCGCTTCCTGTTGTAGTTTTACTTGCTAAAGCGTTTTCTAATTCAAAAACTTTTTTAGCATTTGCGACTTTTTGATCGGCTGTTAAATTACTATTTGCGGCTTCTGTTTTTAAAATATCAATTCTGTTTCTCGCTTCTTTATTTGCTAAATCGGTCGCTTCCTTTGCGGCTGTTGCTGCTTTGGTTTGCGTGTCTTTTCTAATACCATTTAGCTTATTTGTTTGCGTTGTTTCCAATTCCAAAAGCCCTGCATTATTTGCGTTTTTAGCTGCAATTAATTTGTTAAGAGCTTCTTGGTCTGCTCTTGAAGTATCATTATTTGACTGCTTATTTTTTAATATTTCTATTTCAATATCTAGTTCTAGATTTTTCAGCCTGTTAATTTCTTTCGCTGCAACTATAGATTTTAAAGTTGCGGCTTCACGCTCCTTATTGCTTTTCGTTAAATCCTCTGCAATTCTATTTTGCGCCTTAACCTCTTCGGTTGCTTTTCCTAACAATAAAATATTAGCAACTCTAGTTTTTTCTAGTTTCTTTTCAAGTGCATCTAAAGCCGCACCCCTCGCCGCTGCATCCGCTAAAAATTTAGCTGTTTGTTTTGCAGCTCCTGCTACTTTATCGCTTAAATTTTCTATTCCTGTCCCTGCTTGCGCCACTCCATTTGCCACCTTTTTGAAATCTAAATTTATAATACCCTGTAGGATTACGCCAAATGCTTTGAACCTATTTATTAAATTTTGCTTAACGAAATCCGCAAAATCTTCTAACGCCTGCTTTGGATTGGCAAACGTATCAAACAAGGCTTTTCCAGCGTTTTGCAGTACACCAATAAAGGATTGGAATATTGCAGTAAGCGGACGTGTTACAGCTGTTATTTTATCCATTCCCTCCTGCGTGGAGGTAAGAAATGAAATCAAAGGGACTATTAAAGCCAAAATAGCCACCAAAGGAATTGCTAGCATCGCCATACTTAACGCTCTAGTAGCAATTGTACCCGTTACTGTTGCAGCGGTTGCGGCTGTTTGTACTGTTGCTTGCGCCGCTGTTGCTGCTGCATTGGCTGCTGTTGCTGTTGTGTTAGCCGCTTCAACTTCTGTTTGCGTTGCTTTTCCTGCTGCATATTGAAAACCGATTAACGTCCTTTGTGTTTCTGCTACTGTTGCCGCTTGCGTTGCTATGTTTTGCGCCGCTTGCGCTGTTGCTAAAGTTTGCGATGCGGTTTTACTTGCTTCTTGCGCTGCTCTGAAATTACCGATTGTACCCGTTAGCTCTCCTATAACTGCTTTTCCCTGTTGTCCAAATCCAATTATTTGCTTAGTTGCGCCACTAAACGAGGAACTGACCGCCCCCATAAATTCTGGATATTTACCTATATTAATCTTTTGCTGCTCTAGTGCTGAGCTACTATTTTTTATAAGCGTGTTATTAGATTCTATTTTTGCGTTAATATCTGTAATTGCTTTTGCACCGTCTACTGTTGTGGTATCAATTTGCTTTCGTGCAGCGATTAAGTCTCTAGTATTTGCAGCGGCTTGTTCTTGCGTTTTAATGTTTTGAACTAAAGACGCATCTAGTCCAGTTTGCGCTTTCGTGAGTTCTAAAACTGTCTTTTGGTTTGCTGAATATTCCGAACGTGCACTTTTTATTTTCGCTTCATTTGCTACGAAAGTTTTTAATTGCTCTTCTGTTGCGTTGGATAGATTATCCGTTGTTTTTTTTAAATTCTTTTGCTCGTTTTCTAATTCAATAACTGCTTTTTTCGAGTCGATTAAAGCCCTATCTAAATCTGAATTGTCAAGGATTAATTTACCTATTACTATTTCTTCTGCCATTTTTATACTGTTACGGTGGTTGTGAATTTTACTGCTACTTCTTTAAATGTTACTATTGATGTTCTGTTACTAAATGGTGCGGCTGTATAATCAAATCTAAAATATACTTTAATTTTTGTACCTGATTGTACGCTTCCAAGTTGCCTTAAAATATAAGGTATTTGAACTATTGCAATACCTTGTTGCTCTATTGTCCCACTCGTTAAAGTAGTGAGCGTGTTATTTACTAACATCAAAACTTTGTAATCCGTTCTAGGAAGCGTTAAAATAGAAGTTTGCTCTATTCTAATATTAAAGGCTTCAATTTCTAATTTTAAATTAGTATAATTTTGAGTTGCATCTATTAAATTAAATGTAGACGGTGGGTTTGAATTTTCTCCATGTAATACAGGAACGGCACTCGTTACCGTATTATTTATATTAGGTCTTAAACCAACTACATAATTAAATGGCATTGCTTGAAGTGTGCTAGGAGAGCCACCCGTTTTAATAAATTCAAAATCTGTAATTTGCAAAAAGTTACTTTCTAATTTTGCGACCCCTGTATGTTTTAAAGTAATATAAGCCTCATTTGAAACACCCCCATTTGTATCACTAGCCTGTATTAATAGCGCATCAGTCAAAGTGTTAGGGTTACTTTGATTGTCATCATTAGATTCTAATACTATTGAATTATCCAGCAATGCATCAATACTAAAAGCTTGCGGCAAAGAGTTTGCAGGTACTAAAACATCATTTATAAATAATCTGTTTTTATTTTGGTCATAACTTTTGAAAATCACAACTTCCCACGGGTACTGATTAGGACTAGGGAACGGATACATCGACAATAAAAATTCCTTTGTAAAAATTACTTTTTGCTTAAAGTCTAATAATACGGAATTAAAATTATTAAGAGTAGGACTAACAACTTTTTTCGCTTTAATTAACATCGCACGTATATTTATTTTATCCTTTTTTGTAGAAAAGCTAATTTCTAAAGGTATCCAATACGCCGCCTGTTGCTCTATGTAAAATACTTTTGACAAATCAAAATCAGTGGCTAAAATAGCATCATATTTAAATTCCAAATTCTGTATTAAAGGCGTCAAAATAAAATCGGTATAGTCTTTATGAAATTCGTCATAAACTACTCGCATCGGTACGCTTTGCGCTTTGTACGCTA